CGCTTGTCGACGTCGGATTTCGACAGCACGTCGAACGGTTTCGCGCCGCTCACTAGTTCGGCGATGCCGTACACGGCGATCAGTTCGCCTCGGTCGTCGAGCGCCGGCCGGTGCAACAGGTGGGCGTTGGTGCCAAGCTCGAAATAGAACTCGTCGGCTTCGTAGACGGCGTGTGCGGACACTGACGCCACCCGGTCGCTCCGGTACATCAGATCGATGAAGCCCTGGTAACCGATAATGAGCGTCGCCTCGTTCTTAAACGGCACTAGGTACACCTGCCCGAGCGGGCCCCCCGGTTCGAGCCCGAGCTGGGCGCAGGTCATCAGGGCACCGAGCAGCGACGACGGTTTGCAGTCGGCGAGTTTCGGGACGGTGCGGAGCGTGGTCAGGGCGAGCCGTGTGAACTTGTCGGGGTCGATCATCGGGGCCCCGGTTCGGCTGGTGAGGCTTACGGCGAACTGGTCTTTGTGGTGGTTGAGCATCACCGCCAGGGCGTCCTTCTTCTCGGGGCCCCCGGCGTCGATGCGGGTCGATAGGTCGGTGTCGGTCATGGTGTCTCCTTCGGTTTCGGTGTCCGTAGCACCCGGAAGTCGTGCGGGTCGACGTAGTAGCCCTCGCGTGTCTGCTTCTTCCAGGTGACGACGGTCCGCCCGCCGTAGTTACCAACGGCGGCGTCCCGCAACGCGATCTTGATACGGGCTGACACTTTACGGATCTGAGCGTCGATGTCGGCCTTCCCGATCTTCAGACCCAGCAGCGCTGTGACGTCAGCGGCCATCGCTTTAGACAGGTCGATCACTTCGTCATCAGCCGGCGAGTGCCATAGCTCAGCGATCGACGAGGACGTGGCCCGGTGGTCGTCGGCGTCAGGTGGGAGCGGTTCACCGTTGTTCTCGGCCGGGTCGACCATCAGGTGCTTGGCCCGGAACTGCGACACCTTCGTCACGAGCTGTTCCTGTATGCCGAGATCCTTCTCGATGTCGTACACCTCGAAGAGTCGCCCGCCGTGGAGCACCGCGAGCCATCCGTGCTCTAATCCCGACACGTACATCTGCCACTGCACCTGAATTTGGTGGTGGTCGGGCACCTTCGCCCACCGCTCAAAGCGGCCGTCTGTTTTAGCTTCAACGACACCGATCGCGTTGGCTATAGCGCCGTAGTCAGCGTCCGGCGCGGTGTCGTGCCCCTCATAAACGATCCCGTCGAGTGTCGCCTGTGCCCAGGCGAACTGTGGGTGCGCGATGTGTAGCTGCCGGCCGAGCGTCGGAACGAAAAGACCCGTCTGCTCCTCGAACGACTCGAGGATGATGTCCTCTAGCTTCTTACCGAGCTGCATTCCATACGTCGGCTCGCGGGTGCTGCCGTGTACCTTGTCAGCCCACACGGAGAACGGCGACGAGTAGGGCGAGAGGCCGACGATGCCGGACACGTCGCTGGCGCCGATACCGTCGCGGCGTGCCTCGAGCCAGGCGGCTTCGTTCTCGTGTTCGATCGGTACGCCGTGCCAGGTCATACGACGTCGACAATTGACCTAGTGACCGTCTCGACAACATGCACTCGCCGTGGTCCAGCGAAGACGCGATAGACGTCGACAAATTCACCCGGTATCAGTACGTGGCTAGAGATGTCGACCGCGGCCTTAAGGCTGTCGACATCCTCGACGTGATCCAGTACGACGGGTTCGACGCCCTCGTGCTCCGGCACGGAAACAATCAAATAGTCAGCCATGAGACCTCTTACCCTTTCCGCAGTCCGGTCGGACCGCGAACTAGCACCATACACATACCGAGCGACAGAACCAGGAATTAGAAAAGCGGCCGGCTCAAGTCACGCGGGAACACCGATCACGACTTGGGCCTGCGCCGCAGCCTGGGTAAGAGGCGACGCCTACTTTACACCACGGCCGTCTTCTCGTCTCGGTGGGCATAGATAGCGGTCAAACCAGCCAGGACGAGCACAAGGTACGACGCGACATCGGTCGGCCACACCACATCATATGCCGATGCGAGGACGGTGCCGATACCGAGCGACCGCACAGGCGCGCCCCCTACTAGGTCTTTTAATACTTGGAACATGGATCTGTACTCCTTATGCGTGGTGGGCGTCGGCGTTGTAAGCGTGGGCGGCCAGTTCCTGGTCGGTGACGAACTCGTCGGCGTCGATATTATCAGGCACGAGCCCGGCCACCAGCGCCGGATACGACACGCCGGCCCGTAAGCGAATTATGCCGTCGGCGCCGTCCGGGTATTGCGTGACCGTCCCGTCGGGGTTCTCAACGGTCAACCCCTCGAAGTCACCCAAGTCGTAGCCGGCGTCGATCAGCGACGACTGCAACAGGGCGGTCAGTTCTTTCGTTTGCATTGCTTCGTCTCCTATGTCGGCGCCTGGTGGCTCGAGTATCCCGAACGTGTTACCTATCGACCCGTCACGGTGCCGCACTTCGAGGACGCCGCCGGCACATGGCGGTGTCCCGATGCCGTAGGGCCACGGCACGGCGTGTAGGTGGTCCCTGTGGCCCGTGATGGTGTTGCCGGTAAAGGTAGAGCGCTGCCACCAAAGAATGCGGTATATGGCGAGCTGGTCACGGTTGGCGGCAAGGTAGTCGTTGATGGCGTCACCGAGGCGCCGCTCGTCGGGTGTCGCAATCGTGCGGCGTGAGATCCGGATGTCTCCGGCGTTGCACCAGGCGTGATGCGACCACGAGGAACTGCCCCGTTTCTTGCGGCAGTTGCAGACACCGATCCCGATCAGTCGGGCGTCGCCGAACTCGCCGGCGTCTGTCCGTGGCTCGAACTCGGCCCGTACCGCCAAGATCATCCGCGCGACGTTCGGTGTAGCCGGCATCAGGGCATCAACCAAGTGACGAGCCCGCCGCCGGTCACCGCGCCTACTAGGCCTGACGTTGCCGACACCCAGATGATCCTGTCGACTTTCCGGGCAACGACCTCGACCCTATCCCAAATACGTTTATCACCCTCAGCACGTCTAACACGTTCGTCGGCCAGGTCCGCGCGGAGCGTTTTCGTGTCTGTAACCAGCCCTGGATGATTAATTTGTGGCCTCCCAAAAACGGCATCGTGTAAATCGTCGTCTCGATCATCGTTCCGACCGTCATCGTCCGGGTTCAAGATAACCTCCAGGTCGTGCGCCACGATCCCGGCTCTACGTAATGCTCTACACCCTCAATCCGGGACCGTATATCGATCGTGTTCCCGGCGGCGGGAGTGCGTTGAATCTGGATCACGTCGGATATGTCGCGGCCTAGCGCCTGCGGCCACAGGACAGTCGGGTCGCTCTTGGGGTCGATAGTGATCGAGTCGAACCGTGGCACCGCTTCGTTAGTCGTTTTCAGGATCGCGCCGGCGACGTTGCCCATATCGCCGGTGGATATATTGAGCGTCGTTTTCGATAGTTCCCGCAACCCGAACCGCCGCGACGATATGGTCGCTTCCGACGACTGGTCGGCTAACCCGGTGGCCGAAATGTTCACCTTCGTCGATATCTTGTCCGAGTCGAAGGCGGTGCTGCCGCTTGTGTACTGAGCGCCGGTCGCATCGAACGTGACTGCCGACGCCGTCGAGTAACGGGATTGCTGCGCCTCGTACACGACGTTCCCGGCGGCGTCGATAAACAGTTGCCCAGGGTCCGAGCCAGTCACCTGCCGCAGCAGCGTCAACGCCGAACCGCTCGACGGCGTCAACGCTTGCACCTGATATTCGGATGTCGTGTCGCCAGTCGCTAGGCGGATTACCCGCCGGTCGCCGGGCCAGTTCGCCTCCGTCAACAAATGATGCACCCGGACGTCGCCGAACTCTTGCACGTTCGCCTCGGAGAGAAGGGTGCGGGCGAGGATGTCGAACCCGTCGACAGCGGTCACGGTCGCCACCGAGTCCAGCAGCCCAGGGTAAGAGTTCGGTATCCCGGTGATCGTCCCGCGGAACAGGTCGTACGTGACCCCGTTGTACTTAGCCCGTACCCGGATCTGTTTCGCTGGTTGTACGCTCGGTGCCCACTTGCCTGCCCGGTACAGCGGGTCAAGGTGCCCGGCGACGTTGTCGAACTCGATCGTGAGTCGGCCCGGTATGAACTCGTTGAGGATATGCGTGCGGCCGCGACGTATCCGCATGTTGCGTATCGATGCGTCGAGTTCGTACCAGACCGGGTCGGCGTACAAGGCGAGGTTCGCGAACGCTACCTCGACGCTGTAGGTGACGTCAGCGATGGCAGGGTCGAACGTCGGGAACGTCGCCGCCTTGCCGGTCGCCAGGTTCCGCAACTCGGTGCCAGCAGTGGCGACATCAGCGTCGGATAAGGCTTCGCGCCACAGCGCCGCCCCGAAAAACTCACCCGGTCCAAAAAAGGTAGCCGGTCGTCCATCAGCACCCAGATTGAACGCGACACTGTTCGCGAGCGTCCCCGTCGTGGTGTCCGTTGCCGGTGTACCCGAGACACCATCCATGAAAAAAGTAAGGTCGTCGTCTACCACGTTACGGACACCGGTAGCTACGAACGCCTCCCCTGCAGTCAACCCGCCAGTGAACCTACAACTGACAGAGCCGCTGCCGTCTGATATATGCAGACCGACTTGGCCAATCGTGTTTATGAATAACGAATACCCGACGTCGCCTGATCCCAGGGAATCCCGTTTCGATAACGGAATCCCAATCGTTGACGGCGTCGTGTCGTACACACGGCCGAAAAACATGAGAGTGAACGACTCGTCAGCAGCGAAGTCAAGATTGGCATCATCCGGTACTGTCAGGTAATCGTTGGACCCGTCGAGTACGTACATTCCGCGGTCCTCGACGGCGGCGAGCGCTCCGGTTGCTCCACGGTTAATCGTAACGGTGGCGCCGTTCGATGATCCTTCGGTGAACGTCGCGAAGGGTTCCGCGACTGCGGTCTTGTCGGTGAAGTCAGCGTCGAAAACGAGCGTCCCGGCGATCCCCGTATATACCTGCGCTCGGCGTATGCGGCCTTGGTAAAGGTCGGCTGTGCCGACCGCCGACGAACCTAACTCGAGGATCGCGGACGATGAGAATATGGACGTTGCGGAGCCGGAGACGGTAGAGCCGAGCTTCGTCCATTTCGGTTGATCGTTCGCGGGTGACGTGTAAAAGTCGACGTCGCCCGACGACACGTCGAGAGTCGCCCTTACGAAAATGTGCTGATCTGTCAGGGCGCCCGGCTCGTAATCAGGGTTAGCGGTTGACAGGGCAGTAACAACAGTTCCCGACGTGCCATCGGTCGACCATTCCAAACCTAGTTTGCTCGTCGTGTCGACAAACAGTTTGTAGCTGCGCTGATTACCGGACGTCGTCCACTTAGCTATCAGCGCAGAGTCGGCTGCGGGTGTCGAGTCGGAGATACGGAACATGCACCGAAGGTCGAGATCGCCGACGATGTCTAGGGCAGTGGCGTCCGGCGTCGAGGCGTAATTGGCGGCGACACCTGGCAGTTTAAGGGCTTGCGTACCTTGCCAGAAAATGCGCACCGGGCTATTCGTCTCTACTGCGTGCCGGTTGTTACCGGACGTATCCGCTAAATACCCGAGCCCTCTGCGATACCAGTCGGACCACCGCCAGACACCCTCGGCCCGTGACAGCACCGACGACGGAGTGGCGTTCGCTTCCGGCTTAACGAAAATCGCACCCGCGCCGCTGTTTAGGGTCACGAATTCGCGAATAGGCGACAGTTCGTACCAGGCGCCCGCCGTCGCCTCGTCTGTAGTTAACAGGCCGATATCGACATGCCAGACGAGCGGGCCCGCCAGCCCATCGAATAGCCGCGCCTCGTAGAACTCGCCTGTGAACAGGCCAGAGGTGCCGTCGTGGGTGCCACCGAACACCAGTTTCGCCGACGAATCGAACGGAGCCATGCTCCCGGACGCTGTCTGCGACGCCCCGAGCTTGACCCACACCGGCACGTCACCCGTCCCACCCGTGTAGAAATCTACCTTATAGGTTCCGGTGCCCGACGCCTCGACCTTGACCCACAGGACACCGCCGTTGGACACTGACGGGCTAGCAGACGAGAGGGTGGTAACGACAGTCCCTGCGGCGCCGTCCGGCGACCAGCGGAACCCCAGCGTTCCTGTGGAGTTCACAAAGAAGTCATAGCTGCGTGTACCGCTGCTCCACTTCGACAGCAGCGACATATCAGCAGCCGGGGTCCAATCGTCTAGCGCCACCTTGCACCAAATCTCAAGGGCCCCCGTGATCGACAGTTCCGGCCGGTCCGCTGTCGATAGGTAAGTGCCGCTGGTGCCGTAGAAATAAAGGTAATTACTCATTCGTTCGTTACGAACCCTTCACCGCGCAGCTTCACTAGTTCCTGTTCGACCATCAGCGCGATCTCGTCGGCCCGTACACCGAACACGGCGCCGACTTGCACCGTCACGTTGTATGTCGTCACGTTGCCGGCACCCGTTGCGGGGCCCGTAGGGGCCCCCTGGTGCGCCGGGTTGGTGACGATCTCGCCACCCAGGGCCCGAATCGTTGTCTCCTGGCCGCGGGGTGCGTTGACCCGGCCGCCCGTGTGAAACGGCTCGGCAAACCGCGAGTGGTGCGGGTTCGGGCCGCCGGCGCCGCCACCGCCGCCGCCGCCACGGTCCGAGCTCAGTGGCCAGTCCGCGAAGCGCTGGCCTATGGCCGCCTTGATCCGGTCTAAATCGGCGAAGATCCCATCAATTACGTGGTCGGGTATCTGCATGCCCTCGAGCATGGAGCGTGCCGCTTCGCCGGTCGGTTCGATCCCCTGCTCCTGGAGCCGTAGCAGCGTGTCCTGGAAGTCCGCGATGATGTTCGCCCGTTCAATAACCGCGGCCTCGAACTGACGGGAATCCGTACCGAACTTACGTTCGGCCCGTGCGACATGCTTGTTAGCGTGGGCGAGTTCATCTATGACCTCCACCGCCCGGAAAAGCGGGTTATGGATACTACGGAGCGAGTCCTCGCGGCGTTCACTGGCGGCCGTGGCTTCGTCGGTGGCGTCGGCCTGATCGCGTTCGGCCTGTGTCAGCAGCTCGAGCCCCATCCGGTAGCGGGCTATCTGAGCCGACATAGTGTCGTACTGGTTCGCTACTCCGTCGAAGGCTTCGTCGACATCAACAATGGCCGTCTCTAGCTGCTCCGACTCACCCCTAAGGATTGATTGTGCGCGCCCGTATGCCTGTGCCGCGCCGGCCGCTATGCCGTATTTTGCGAGGAGGTCCGTGGTTGCTTTATCCGTCAACTTGAGCGCACGGACTTGCCGTTCGAACGCGTCCTCCATCTTGCCGACAGCGGCAGCCGTCGCGTCCGACGCGCGCACCATGTTCAACGCCTGGACACTCGCGTCGTGTAGTTCCTCGGCGGTTAGACCGGAGGCGCCCGCCAACTGCTCGAACGTCTCGGCGGTAACAAGGTTTTGCTTGGCGGACGATGCCGCTGTCTTGTTGTTTTCCGCGTATGTCTTGTTGTGTTCCTCGGATGTCTTGTTTGCAGCGTCCTGGCTGTCATTCAGGTATCTGAGCGCGGAGGAAAGCCGGAGAGCGGCGTCCTCCGGTGTCGCTTCGCCCATGTGTTTGAACGCCGCACGGAGACGGTTCGCCGAGTCGGTTGACTCGCTGAACCGGCCGATCAAGCCGTTCAAATCCTCAAGCATGAAGAGGAACGCCCTCTGAGCGAACCCAACCGCCGGCACTAGCGCTTCACCGATCGCGGCGGAAGTGTCCTCGACCCTCGCTTCGAGTCTCCGTTGAGCGTTTGCTACATCTTCGATCGTGTCCGCGAAGTCACCGGCCGACGTAGTCGACTGCTCATAGAAGATGTCGAGCGTCGCTAACGCCTTCGCCTGCTTATCGACGGTCGTAGTCGTGTCTGCCAGGCCGAGCGCAACAGCGCGTTGCCTGACCTCCGCCTGGACGATGTTGATGCCGAATTTACGCAACGGTACAGCCATGCCGTTTAGGCCGGATGTGACAGCAGCTAACGCCTGGTCGACATCGGTGTTGAATACCGATGCGAGGTCGGCGGCGCGCTTCGTTAGCTTGATCGTCTCGGCGCCAAGCTCCTCGGCGCTTAGGCCGGCGTTGCCGAGCGTCGCCCCTATGTTCGCAGCGAGCTGGTTGAACTCAGCGTTAGATAACCCGACCGTATCCGCCGCGATTCGGCCGAAACCCAGGATGACGTTGGAAGCCGTTCCGAACACCTTGCCTACGGCGTTGACGCTTTCGGTGAGGTCGCTGTTGGCCCTAACCGCGGTCTTGACGAACCCGACAATGGCGCGGCCGGCCGCCAACGCGAACCCGGTCTTAATCATGGCGGCGTGTTTCTTAAACGTCGTCGAAACGCTCTTACCAAAACCCTCAAAAGCGGCGTCGGCTTTCTTGGCGGACGTCGTGGCGGTCTTCTCTACGCTCTTACCAAACTTATCGACTTCTGTGTCGGCCTTCTTCAGCGCCTTCGTCAACCCGCTGCTGTCACCCGTAACGGCAACGTGAACACGGTTCCCACCGCCACCGCCACCGCCACCGAAAGCCATAGCCATCAGGGGCCCACAGTCATCGGCATAGACGCCTCTAGCTCTAGATCCGGCTCGGCGAACTGGCTAGCCAGGGCCCCGAAATCCATATCCATATCGTCGAACGCAAACGGTTCGGGCAGTTGCTTAACCAGCGCGACATACAGCAGGGCCCTGACGGCGGCGTCATCCCAGTCGCCTACCGCCAGCGCCGCCATCGGTTTCATGCCGACCAGTTCAATCGCGGCCTGCTCGTCGTCGGGTTCTAGCTTGTCGAGGTCGACCGTTACGTCGACCGTGTCAGCACCGGGGAGCGTTACCGCTAACTCGAGGAGCACACCTTTACGCCCACGTCGGGACGGTGCCGTTAGCCAGCGCACCGGGCGCCGTCCACGTCAACGAACCGTCAGTGGCACGCGTAAGCGCGTAATCGCTGAACAGCATCTCGTTAGGCAACGTCTGGCCGGACACGACAAACGTCACCGTCCGCGCCACCGACGTCGACGGCACTGTCTTAAAGACGTCGTGGGCCGCGTTGCTCGCATCGTTGAACACGCCGTTCAGTTGCACCTGAGCATCAGCGATTAACAGGAGCCGTTCCATTGCGGACTTGTCGACACCGGTCACGTCCTGGATACCCCTCGGGGTCGAGAACGAGAAGTTCGTGATGTCGTTCACGATCGCCCGCGCCGACCCACCCGAGTCATCGACCGACAGCGTCGTAATTCCTAAGCCAGTTTCTTTTGCCATTCCGTAGCCTTCCTATCCCGTCGCCTGTTTCAACTTGTCCTGGTGCTCCGCGAACGCCTCGACCCAATGGTCGGCTGAGTCGTGCACGCGAAATTCCTTGCGCGGGTTCCCGCGCCAGTCGCCGCCACGAACAATAAACAACGCGTCACGGTCGAGCTTCACCCGGTGCTGCAAGAAGCAGTTCTCACCCGGCGGGAACGTAAACGAGGTTTGCCCAGCGTCGTCGCGGTTCTCCATGAAATGCCGACCGGCAACGTCGCGAATATAGACAGCTTGCCGGGCCCCGATCTCAGTCTGCTCATCAACCGTGACCACGAACCCGTTCGCTTGCATCTGGCAATCGAACTGCTCACACGACACGACCGTCGTATGCGTATCGGGAGGCGTCAAATATGAGAACGTCCGGTACGCAGACACGGGCAACGCCGGCTCGATGTAGTTCACCATCAGAACACCTGGCCGGCTATCTCGTTGCGGACCACAGCCACGGCAAACACAAAGTTTGAGAACGTCCCCGTTGTGACGATCCGTAACCACTCCTCAACCGTCTGCGAGTTGCTGGTGGCGATCCGTTCGGTCACGTTGGCACCGTTCACGGATGCGAACGCCCCGCCGGTAACGTCGGCGTAAGCGTCCCCTGAAGCGTTGTCCTGCGATTCTTGCAGCTTCACCACCACCGACGTACCCGTAAAGGCGAAGACGTGCATATAAGCTTGAAGTCCGAACGTGGTTGACGCCCCCGGCGGATCTTGAAATCCGGTTCCGTTACCCGCCGAGCCGTCCGTTTGTTTCCCGGCGGTGAGCATCCGGCCCCACTCGATCCCGTACCCGTTCGACTCCGCCGTCACCGAGTACGTGAGTGACCCGTCGTTGCCGCGGGTCGGGTCATAACTGACCTGCTTCGCTACAAGGTTCGCCACACGGTTGCCTTGCGTCGTGCCCCGGTAATAGCTCATAATGACGTCTGTTCTCGGCAACGGCTTCAGGGCGACGTGAGCAGCAGCAGCGGCGTCGTTGAAATACGACTCAAAGTCGAACCCGCCGGAACGTGTCCCGCCTAGGCGTTCTATGCCGGACTTGTCGATCCCGGTCGTCTCGAGCAGTTCCGCGCCGCCACCGATCCGCCCGAGCGACTGCGTGTCGCCGCTCAGGTCGTAGCCTCCTACGTAGAAGTTGTCTCCGAGTCCTGAACTTTTAGCCATGTGTTTCTCCTAAGCCGCCTGCGTCCACGCGTCGTTAATGATGAGCGGGATCGTGATGGTCATAACTCTAAGCATCCGTTCGTCGGCGTTGATGTACCCGGCCTGCGCCGACAGCGGAACGCCGGTCATGCCTAACAGGTCGATCGCGCGGACAGTCCCGCCGAGCGTGAAGTCGCCGGAGTAGTCCTCCATCAGCGCCGCAGCCGCCGCCAGTATCGCCGGATCGATCGCGTCCTGCGGTTCCGAAATCATGTCCTTATAGATCCGCAGGTTGAACACGACACGAGCCGTGGTCGCTGCCAGGCCGGATGATTGCGCCGGGCCGATACTGTCAACCCACAACGCAGCGACCAGACCCTTAGGGGCCCGCTTCGGTTCGTGAGTGTTGACCCGCTCGAACAGTCCCGACGCGCCAGCGTGCGACGCCATCGAGTCGAACAGGGCTTGCACGGTGGCAGCGGTGAACGCCATCAGTTCATCGCCTTGACCCGGATCGATACCGCGGAACCGGCAACCTTCGACGCCTGAGCGTTTGTGCTGCGCGTCGCCTCCGGGAAATGAGGGTAACCCTTGAAGGACGACGTGGCGTTACGGGAACCCGTGCCGGTCAACCAGGGCCCGTACCAATTGTTCATAGCGTCCACAGTCGCGGAGTCAGTCGAGACACTGTTGATCTTGATTGTTGAGACGTAATGCCCAGTCGGGTTCTGCGCGTGGCCCCTGAACGCGATGCCGATCTCGGCGGCGGCGACCTTAGACACCGCGGCGACAACGTCCGACACGAGCGCCCTCGCCTGATCGGCAGCCTGGCCGTTGAACAAGGGCCCCGAGCTCGTAACAGTGTTTGTCATACCGCCGCCAGCCGTACCCGCCGCAACGGACTCGCCTGTCTATGGGCCACGGCCAGTCCTGCGCCGCGGGCTTCGCGCGCCGACTCACCCGAACCGACTTGCCGGAGGTAGCCGGCCGACTCGTTCTCGTAGCGTGATAGCGCCTCGGCAATACAGAAATCGACGATGGGGCCCGGCGGTACGTTCTTAGTGATCGTCGCCGCATCTAAATGGGTGGCGGCGGTGGTGCCCACAGCGCCACGTTCGACGGTCAACGTCCGCGGTGCGTAGATGTCGGCGGTGGCTGAATGAGCCGCGAGCACAGACCCGTTATAGGCCCGCTTGACGGTTCCGTTATTTCCGCTGATCGCCACGATCAACATATCTTCGGCGTCGATCAGGATGATCTCACCGACCGCGAACTTGGTTCCGTCCGTCAGACCGATCGTGACGTCAGACACGGAAGCCGTCGGGTTGTTCGATAGGTTCTGGCCGGAGTCGAGTTGCAGTTTCGCGGTAACGATCATCTGTTCAGAGTCGACAAGGATCAGGTCGCCGACACCGATCAGCGCCGAATTAGTGACATCTACAGACGTGCCCGTCGTGTCGCTGATAGCGGCCTCCAGGGCGCCGGCGGGTGCAGTGTCCTCTGAGTATCCCCAACGGCCCGTCACAACGATCGTGGAGCCTGTTAGCCCGATCCACCAATACGGCGGGCCGTACTGCCCAGGGTGCAACTCGACGTTGGCCAGCGTTGCGGATGTGCCGTCCTCAGTCGCGGCGGTGAGCGCCAATAGATCCCGGTCAAGGTCGAACCCGGCAGACTGCACGCGGCGCGGTGTCGACGTCGGCGGATCAGTGAACGTAACGGCCTCAGTCAGCGGGTAATAATGGCGGTGAAAACTCAACTCGATATCACGCGAAGCACCGTCGAGTATTCGGCGGAGCCGTTCGGCCTCGTAGGCGGTTGACTTGTAATCGGCGGCGGCCTGCAACTGCTCGACGGTCGCATAAAACGGTTTACCCACCGGGGCCCCTTCCTAATTTGTGCATACTAAATCACAGCCGCGCGTCGGTCGGGTAATGCCAACCATCGAAGGAGCAACGCAACCCGCCAGCCGGATCAGCTACAAGCACCGTCCCGTCATTCGGGCACGCGATCGGCGGCTCGGCACGTTGCTGCTCCAGTTCATCGCGCGCGTCCTGCTCAATGGATAGCAGTTGATCCCAGCCGGACATTGGCTACTTCTTCGCTGGTGGCTTCGCGGCCGGCTCCGGGGCCCCGACCTCGTGGTGCTTCTTGCCACCGCACTGCGGACATTGCGGGGCCCCTACCGAAAAGGTAGCCCCACACGTCGCCCGCTCACACTTCCACGATGCCATCAGAGACTCTTAGCGTACGCTACAGCGGCCGCTTTAGTCGCCACTGGGTTACCGACAGCCTTAGACCATGCCACCCATTCAGCGGCAGCAGCCGCCATAGGAGGGGCGGCGGGCACAGGTGAGGCAACTGTGCCCGCCGCAGCAGCCTTAGCCGCAGCCTTAGCCGCCCGCTTAGCCGCCCGCCGTTCTTGGCCGAGCGTGATCTTCGGCATTACGCAGATGCCACAGAAGCGCCGTCATCAAGCGGGATATAGATCAGGTCCCACTTCACCGACCCTGTGTTCGACGCGGCGCAATCCAGTTCGATGCTGCCCTCGGACAGCACAAGAGCATCCTGCAAAATGCCGTTACCGATCAACAGGTCGGAACGCAACGCGTCGCCGACCGTGCCGCTGATCGTATACAACTCGCCCACCGCGTCGGCGGTGATCGAAAGCACAGCGCACAAGTCCTGATCTGCGCCGGTCGCTGTCGGGTTGAACTTCAATTTCGTGTTGTTTGCTTGGGATTGGATAACTGTCGTTACTTCACCGATCAGTGACACGACCGCGACCTGCCCACCCGAGATCGTGAACAGGGCGCCGTCGGTTGTTTGCGGCAACGACGCCGTCGCCTTCTGAACTCTGATCCCGAGTGCTACCTGCCGGACCGACGTACCGTCTATAAGTGTGCTCATGGCAACCCCCTACGCCACTATGGACGAGGCGAGGTTTGCTGGGTCCCGCTGCACGGTCAGGTCGTGGATGATCGCCGTCACGACACCGCCGTCGACCGTGCACTCCACTTGGTCGTAACCGGTGCTCAACTGTTCCGCGTTGACCGATAGCACCATTGAATCGTTCGTCGCGTCGTCGCCGAGGTCGACCGTGGAGTCCTGCTCGGCCATAGCGGTCCAGGTGCCACCAATACCGGGCCCCTTGTGAGGCTCGAAGTTGACGTCTAGCGCCTGCTCAGTCTCAACCCCTCTCGAGTCCAGTTCAGTAAAAGTGGCGATAGTGCTGCCGTCTTCCTCAAAAGTCACGAAGGTGACACCCCCGGACCGAGTGAGCGGAATAGCCACCCCTGAAGCGTTCTGCACCACGTTAAAAAGGCGTCCGATTGCGTTCATGGTTTCTCTCTTTCTTTATGTTGGGTGCAGGGCTTCCGGGGCCCGTAGGCGGCCCCGGTCCTGCTGCACTTACTTGTCTAAGCCCTTGTCGCGAGTCGTACCAGCGGCGACATCGTGGTAGAACCTGTCTCCGGCGTGATCGCCGACTGGAGCCACATTTTGCCGTCCACCCGCTGGATAATCTTGTACGCCGTCAGATCCGTCTGGAACTTGAAATGCGGCGAGCTGGAGGCGGTCATGACCTGCCGGTCGCCGATCAGGTAGTAACCGAAGTCGACGAACGCGATATCGCCGAGCGTCCCGACCGTCTCCATCTTCTCCGTGAAGATCACCGGCCGGCCGAGGATCGTCATCGGGGGCCCCTCGACTCCGTTGTTTAGCCAGATGGCTGAGCCTCCTGTACCCACAGACAGGGCCATGGTGGCTAGCTCCGGGAACGTGTCAATGTGCGCTACCCACACGGCACGGTCGAGCGACCCCGGCAACATCCGGGAATACATATCGACAAGGTTCTCCCACACGATCGTTGTCGCTGCCTGGCCGGTACGTTTCGCCACGTCGACCGAGCACGCAGCGTTCTGGAAGCCCTGGGGTTCGCCGGCACCGGAGCCACCGAAGAATGCGACGTCTTCAAAGTGAGCTAGCGCCTCAGGGAACAGTTCCTCGATGAACACCGCGAACGATGAGATCGAGTCGGACACCAGTTCGTTCGGTACTTCCGTATAGGCGGTGAGCTTCTTAGCTTCGAGCACCAACCGGCCGAACTTCGGCGACACGTCGGTCATGGTGCCGCCCTCTTCGGTCCAGTAAGCGACGATGCCGCCGTAGACGGACGTGGCGTTAGACGTCGAGTCGATCATCGGAAAAGGAACACGCAACGAATCCATCGGCACGACACGGGCCCTGGGTCGAACGATGGAACGATCGATCGCTACTCGCAGCAGATCAGACCGGAGTTGTTCCGGCACAAGGAACCCGCCCTCGCTGGGCACCTTCTCACTGAAAGCGTTCTTTAGCCGAGTGTGGCGGGCCCGGAGGTCGTCCGACTCGTTGGTCAGGTGCCAAATGTCCTTGAAGAAGTCCGCCGGGTTGTCGTACATATCATCGAGCTGAGCGCCGAGCGCCCTCGGGTTGTAACCCTTATCCCGTGCTCCGGGCTTGAGGCTGCGGATCTCTTTCGTCAGTTCCGAAAAGTCGACCTTGTTCTCGGCGACTCCCCACTCCTTGAGCTGGTCGATGATGCCCGCCGAAATGGACTCCTCGAGCTGGTCGGCGAGTTTGCCGGCCTTGTTCATCGCCGCGTTGTAAGCGGTCAGGAACTCGGCGCGGATCTCCGGGGTCTCAGTGACCTTCGCCCACAGGTCGTTATCGGCGGCGAGTTCCGCCATCTCCTCGGGGCTGGTCGGCACCGGCACACCGTTCACAATACGGCCATCTGACATATTTGTCTCCTAGGTTTAGAGCTGTACCTGTGCGGAGTCGACAAAGGCTTGCTGCCGTCGCCGCTCCGCTTCTTTCTGCTCTAACCCAGGATCGGATCGATTCTCGTTGTCGTCGGTCTTGGAAGGTATGAGGACATCGTCGGCGAGGCCGGCAGCCACCGTCTCGTCGGCGTCTAGCCAGGTCGCCTCGCGCATCATCGTCTCGAACCCGGCGGCGTCTTTACCGGAACGCTCAGCGTATATGCCGGCGATGATGCCGGTCTGCTTGTCGAGGAGGTCCGCCATCTCACGCATATCGCCAGCGAAACCCATCTGAACGCCGTGCGCCTCGTGGATCATCATTTGGGAGCCCGACACCATCGTTCGCGACTCGCCGGCCTGAGCAATCACCGAAGCGATAGACAGCGCAGCCGAGTCGACTTGCGTCGTGACCTTGGCGGCGTGTGTCCGCAGGGCGTTGTAGATGGCGATTCCGTCGAACACTGAGCCACCCACCGAATTGATATGAACATCGATGCTGTCGACGTCGAGCGCTTGCAGTGTCTTGCCGAACTCGGCGGCGGTCGTACCGAAGTAACCGATCTCGTCATATATGAACAGGTCCGCGGTTGTGGCCCCGGCCTTGTTCTCGATACGGAACCAGTTATCGCCACGGGGCCCGGCGTTAGTGATCCGTTGCGATAGCACATCGCGAGCGTCAAGGTCATCAGAAATGAAACGAAAGCCGTGCATCAGACGTGATACTAGCCCTCTTGTTCGCCGAAGTCGGGTGTTTCAGCTACCGGCTCCGGCGGATGCGCCAACGCGAAACGGTCCTTCGGGGGCCCCAGCCACTCGATCGCCGGGAACCCGAACGCCTCGAGCACGCCGGCAGGGTCGAACCCCTTATCGACAAACGAAGCCACGTTGAGCGCCGCTAGCCGCTGATTCTGGCCCTCTTGCTGTTTGTTGAGCGGCACCGGGTCGGCATAGTTGAAATGGTATTGCGGCCGGCCGCCTTTGCGGTAGAAGGGCAGGAACTCGCGGTTCAGCAGTTCTCGCCAACGGTTAAGCCGTGGCACTAGCAGCCCCTCAGCAAAGATGGCTATACCGGCGTCAGCGTTGGCACGGTTCACATCCTCGACGTCACCGATCAGCGGCTTCGGGAACGTCCACGCCGCCATGATCTGCGCCTTAGTGAACCGACGCAACTGCTCGAACTGCATATCACGGAAAGACATCTTGCGTTCTTTCCACTGGCCCATTTCGACAATCGCCACACGGTGCGCGTTGTTGGCGCCTTTGTGCTGTAGGTTCCAATGCTCCTGCAACTTGTCAAACTCGGGGTCGTCGAGCGGGGATTCCTCGTCGAGTTCGATCACGCCACCCGGCTCCGCACCATTACGGAAAAACGCGGCGTTCCATTCAGCCGCTGAATGCTCCCCCTCAATATCGAGCTGGAGCGCACCCAATGGCCCTATACCCGAATACGGGTCGAGCGGGTCCGGGCGTGACATCGGCATAACCTCGTCGTCACTCAAACGGACTTCGTGCATCCCGGCCTTATACAGCCAGCCGGAGATAAACTCGGTCGGGTGTGGGATAGGCCGGAGACGGTCAGGGCGGATCGGCCACAGTTCGATCGGTGGCGCGCTATCTAGACCCTTCGGGCGAACAGCGATCAGCCGAGCTTCGCCCGTAAGCTCGTAATGCTGCTGAATCGACTCGAACAGCCGAGACCGCGAGTAGTGCGGGTTCGGGTTGTTCAACACCGACAACGCCGGGTGAGCGGAGACGATCGCCGCCGGGTCTTCCTGCGACGGTGTCGCCGCTACCTCACCGCCGCGGTACAGGTTCCACTCATTCGCAGCGACCGTCGACGAGATCCGGTCAACGATCGCGAAGACAGTCGACTGCACTTCCATCGTCGAGAGTTCTTTAGTCCGCTGGTTACGGGAGGGAGAGAACACAGGCGAGAAGATCGCGTCGCGGGCGTAATTGACGGGGGCCCGGTTAAGTAGGGAACCGATGATCGAACGCATCACATCGGATGTTAGTCGCTGGCGCGTAGCCCAGCGGTGATTAGTAGCCCGCCAGCCACCAGCAACGACCACGCCCCGAAAAGGATCGCCGCACCGACCACGATGCAAACGAACCCGGCGACGTCCAGAATCACCGGGGCCCGTGCCTTGAGATACCGCAAGGCCCGTGTCACAGCCACCGCGGCTCCCGGCGTCCGATGTTCGGGCGAAGGAAGTTGTAGCCATGCGCCGCCGCGTCGATCTGGTCGTCGTGGGGCCCACCAGGGAAATCTTCGCACTCCTCGAGAAATTTATCGTTCCAGGGGCCCTCGACGAGCAGAACGTTCCCGTCGTTGCAGTCAGCAGCGAAGTGAAACGCACGCACCACCTTGTTCCCCGTCACCTTCGCCGCCTGCACCCGCCCAGCACCCTGGACGCTTCGCAACATCCGCTTGAACAGCGCGACCATCATCGCGCCCGCGGCGCCCTTCTCCTCTTCGATCAACTGCGTACATGCCCGGCCGTCGCGGGCCGCGGTCGCCTTCACCAGCTCAGTGATCACGTCCGGCGTTTTCCGTTCCCGCACAACGTCGAGGACAAACGTACGGCGTCCATCAAACGCCAACTTGACGCCCGCCGTGTAATCAGGGTCGAAGTCGACGTCGGCGTTCTCATCTGTAATCGCGAAGTCCCACACCCGCGCCGTCTTGGCCGTGTCCGGCCAGCCCTGCACGATCCCGATCTTGTCAACCTGGATGTACTGATCGCCGGCATCCGCGGCCTCCGCCATGTAAAGCTCGCGGTACACGGCATCGGGTAGCACGTCCTTAGCGTCCTCCTGCTCCTCACGGGGGAAGATCCCGGCAGCGACCGCGTCATTGACCGTCAACTTCGCGTAATGGTATGCCTCGCGAAGTCCCGTCTCAGCTTTGCGCGCCAGCTTGTAAGCCCAGTTCCGCGAGCCCTTCACGTTGCCGATGATCCGGATCGGGCCCTGCGTCGCGGTCAACGTCGAACGCACCGCGTGCCACGCCCCCGGCTTAATCCGCGTAGCCTCATCAATCACCGCCGCGAACACGTCCTCCCCGTACAGGGTGTCCGGGTCCTCAGCACCCAAGAACACGATCACGGCGCCGTTGCGTAACGTGATCGTCATCTCCGTCTCGTTTGACTTGAACGTGTCCGGCGGCAGATACGCCTTGAGCCGCCGGAACGCGATACGGGCCACCCGCTTAATGGGGGCAATCCACCAAAAGTGGCGGTTCGGGCCCCCGTTGAGCGCAGCCTGCTCATGCAGCCACACGATGCAGCCCACCGTCTTGCCGGACTTCGTCGAGGCTTCGATGATGGCGTACCGGGACGGCGAGAAAATCGCCGCCAACTGTTTCGGATACAGCCGCGGCCGCACATAGGCGACCGGCGTCTGCTCGAAGGTCTGCGTCACTCCACGCCCTCGACCTCTTCGGGCAGCTCCCGGTCCAACGTCAACGTATAAACCACGTCACCCGCCAACCCCACCTCGTGCTGCTCCGCCCCGGCGATCCCAAGGTGTTTCATCAGGTCCTCAACCGACCGCAACGCCGCCACCGGCTGCCAGTCCATAATCGTCACGCCGTCGACCGTGACCGGCTTACCCTCCCGCGTCACCTTCGGGGCCCCATGAAAAGCCTTGTCGCCGATGTCGATCAAACGCTGCACCAGATCATCGGCGTCTATCCCGAGACGGTCCTGCCGGCGGCCATCAGCCAGCGCTAACGCCTTGATGACCTCAGGGTGCTGTAGTAAACGCCACCCGGTATGGCGAGCCGTCCCCGGCGCGTACCCGGCCCTAGTCGCCGCTTCCTTAGCGTTACGGTCCACCTGATACTCAGCGACGAACATGCGCTGTTTCGTGTTCACAACACTCCCAGCGACGCTAGCCACTCGGCCGAAATGGTCGGCGTATTCAGCCATTTGAGCCACTCGTCCGGGTCCGACACCAGCAGCATCGGTGTCAACTCCTCCGGCCGTAGCGACTCCGGGGCTAACTTCCGCAGCACAAGCGTCAGATCATTCAGCTCGTCGAGAGTCACGGTTCGACCTACACCCTCGATTAGCGCAACGGACTGCCGACTAAAGAGATGCCCACGAGCACGCATCTCGGCGGCGATAACGTCCTGGCTTAGATTCCACAAACGGCGCAGCATCCGCACACGATCGACAACTCGCAAGTGAATCGCCGACCCTGCCGTCGGTGGTCGTCCAGCCATAAAGAAACGCACCTTACCCAATAGCTCCCCGCCACCCTACACCAAAAGACGCCCCACACGCGGCAAAGCCCGCACCAGACTCTGGCACGGGCCCGACCGCCTTCCAACCACCAACCACACCCTAGACCAGACCCCACCAGCACACCACCACCCAAAACCAGAAACCCGCCAAAGTGGGGCGCCAGCCCAAATCCCGAAAACAGGCCAAAAACCGCAAAGTTGCCCCAACTGTGGATAACTTCCTGCGAGCCAAGCTAATTACCACTTTCGGTGGTTGCCCCAACTTGCATAAACCTGTGAATAACTTCCTGCGATCCAAGTTCCAAAGGGAGTTATCCACAGGTTTTCAACTATTCCTCAAAACAGCCAAAAAACACCGAAAAATACCGACCACTCTCCGTAGAAAAGCCAAAATATAAATTTACCATTTTGACCCCAAAACAGGCCAAAAACAGGCCAAAACAGGCCAAAACAGCCAAAAAACACCCCAAAACAGCCAAAAAAAGGGCTGAAGCCCCACCGAACACCCAAAGTAGTCATGAGTGAACGGAAGG